TATTCAGTTATTGTTTTAGCGGCGGTAGGGTCACCTAAATCTCCGACTCCTCCATGATATTGATCTTCAAAATATTCATAAAAAGGCATATTAATTCCATAGTCTCCTCTAATCGTATCCATCATATTTTTAGCGGGGCCAAAACCTTGATAATCTTCTTCGTATAAATCTTCTAAATTATCAAATACTGTATCTAATTTTTCTTTTGGAAATACTTTTTTCTTTGTTTCTTCAATAAGGTCTAGAGCCTCTACAATACCTGATGGTGGTATTTGTGGGTCTTGTTCCGGTTCCGGGGTCGGTGTTTCAATAACCTCTTTCTCTTTATCTTTATCCCCTGTTATTTTTTTCATTAAATATTCTATAGCCTCAGGATCTGTTTGAGAGGCACTATACACACCGCCTGTTAAAAGAGGTAAAAGCCTTGATATTCCTTGCAAAACGGGGGGTACAAACTGTACTGCCATGCTTTATTAATACCACCGTGGCTGATTAAAGTCTATCCTAAAAATAAAAGAGATTGATTTTTTATCTTCGACTAGTGTAGAATAGGAAGTTTACGCACTATAACAAGGAGATCAAAATGAACACAGAAGAATTAAAGAGTATTATCGTCTATTTAACGGACAAAGTATCAAGACTAGAACAAGAAAACATCGCGCTATCTGGCCAAAAAGCATGTGAGTGTGCTGACGATGAACAAATCCCAACATCTCCTACTGAAAATATTATAAATTTATTTCCGAACGCGAAGGCGTAATCGAATACGACGACGATTACGTCTCTTTTTTGATCCTATCTTACGACGACCCTTATGCTTTTTCTTTTTTAGGACGGAGCTCATCTCTGTCTTGATCCCACTGTTGAACTCTTGCTCTCCAGTAGTCCCTTTCTTTCGCCGTTAAATCTTCCCAACGAGTTTGTTGAAACCCTCTCTTATCTGATTTGTACCGTAAATTTTTTGCTCTTTTATCATAAATTATATTTTCCACGGTGGTATCAATCATGAAGCTCTGTAAATTTTTCTTCGTGCTTTTTCCATAAACGACGACCCTCTTCTAATGTTATCTCCCAATCAATGACATCAAACTCTTTATGAGAACCGTCAGTATAATGAACTCGGACGCGGTTTATAACGTCACCAGACTCTGGATTTTTTTCTTGAAATCTAGTAATGCCACTAACTATTTTTTTTGACATCAGGAACGTGTCCCTGAGGGGACATGTTAGTGAAGTACGCAGTGCGCACATCTTTTATCGCATGCTGAAGATCAACCTTTTCTTTTAATATTTTATATAACTCTTTAATATGCTCGGCGTGATCGTGTTCTGCACTTGTAATATAGCTACAAGTATTAACTAATAAAACCTCTTTTGCCTCTAACTCTGATAAGTCTCCTATCATTTTATTTAAAACTGATACGTATAATGCTTTTCTAACGTTATCTCTGATCTGTTGATCTGACATCGTGGTCTTCTCCATTCTGTAAATTTGGTTGATTACTTTCTTGTTCGTGTTCCTTGTCAATTAAATAATGTAAATAAGAACCCATAGACATATACTTTTTCTGTGCCATGGGCTTTGCCTTGTTGTACACATCAATTTTTATAGCTACAGATTTATACTTTGATATATCTGTCATTTCTTTCTCCTAAAATATTTATTATATTTCATATATTAATAGGTATATATGGGAAAATACCTAATAGTCAAGGACTATCTATGTTTCTTGCTTGTATAAAATATCCTCTAAACTAGCGGCTTGAACACAATTAAATGATAAGGTGACATACCCATTTAGTTCTTGTTCCTGAAGGTCATCTTGCACCCATTGATAATATTCATTGCACTCCTCATAATTAGGATGAGTTACTTCGGATGCTACTCTTAAACATTTTGTATCCGTGCCTGTGCCTACACACATCCAACCAATTAAAAAATATTTTAACATTTATTCTTTTTCAATGTATTCAAATTCCACCTTCAACCTTATCTGTTCCTTGGTCCGTTGTCTAACAATCTTCGATCCCGGTCGCCAACTTTTTGTCCTGCGTGATGTTGTCTTAACATCTATTAATCTAACCTCTCCGGTTTCATGGTGAACTAATACCATATCAATGGGGCCAGAACTAGATACGTTTTTAAATACCTCGTAACCCTCTTCTAAAAATTTTATAATCGCTCTATATTCGCTGACATCACCGATTACCCTTTTTTGATTTCTCCCCATGACGGTCCTATCTCCATGTCCACTTTCAACGGCACTTTTAATTCTACCGTGTTTTCCATAGCTTCTTTAATTTTTACCGCGTCTTTTTCAGATTCAACAGAACAATTTAATTCATCGTGAACTTGAATATGAGATACGATACCTTGCTCGTATAAATCTACCATGGCTTTTTTTGTCATGTCAGCGCTTGACCCTTGTATCAATCTATTCAACGCTTTATAAGTCCATGCACGTTTTAAGTCACGACCATATTCTTTTTCTGCTTGCCATAACGGTAAGGGTTTATGTATTCCAAATGCTCGCGGTTCCCATGTATCAAATCGACATTTACGACCTAACAACGTTCTTAAAAACCCTACATTCTCTGCTTTCCGTGTTGCCTGTTCCATTAATTGTTTTACAAACGGAACATTAGCGTGAAACTGTGTAAATAAATCCTCTGTTTCATCTCTATCTAATCCTAATTCACTAGCAAGTTTACCCTTACCCATGCCATACATCATGCCTAAATTGATTGTTTTCGCGGTTCTTCTATCAATACCAGCCATATCAGCGACGGCTTGATGAAAGTCTGGATCCTCGTGCTTATAAGATTCAATCACTTCATCAGCACCTTTTAATCCACCGCCAGTCAATGCAGCAAAGTGAACTAATACTCTTGGCTCTTGTTGACTGTAATCAAAGCTACCCCATTGACATTTTTCATCGGGAACAAAGATTGATCTGATCATGGGTCCGATGTCCTTGTTTCTGGCTGGAATCTGCTGGAGATTAGGATTACTGTAACTAAACCTTCCTGTAACGGTGCCACCACTCTCACTACGCATTTGATGGATATCTGCATGTATCCGACCTCTGTGTTCGTGCGTAAGTATCGTATCAATAAAAGTCGTGCGTGCTTTGTTAAACTCTCTGGCCTGAACGATCATTTGTGCCAAAGGATGTTTGTGAGTTGTTAAAAAATTTTTATCAAACTTAGGTTGACCTGACTTAGCAGTTCTTTCATATTTTATTTTTAATTTATCAAACGCTTTAGCAACACTGACGGCAGCCCATATATCGACATCTATGCCTGTATCTTTTTTAATTTGATATAAAATATCTTTTTCTTTTTTACTTAAATCTACTTTGATGTGACTAGCCTTTTGTAAATCGACACGCACACCCTTTGTTTTCATATCTAACAAACAAGGAAAGAGCCGTGTTTCGAGATCAAAGATACTCGATAACTCTTGCTTAATTAATTCTACTTTGAAGTATTGCCATAATCTCAACGTCAGATCAGCGTCTTGTTCTGCATAAGGACCCACATACATGGGTGGTAATTTATACATCTCGCCTTTAGCATCGACACCCCATTCTCTTGCAGCTTCATACAACAAACCCTCTGACTTTGTATCTTTTAAATAATCTTTACCTAGCTCATTCAAAGAGTATCGAAATCTATTTTCATCTATGAGAGGGGCAGCGATTAAAGTATCTATGATCTTACCTTTAACTTCAATACCCCACCAACGAAGCCACCCTACATCATAAGAAGCGTTGTGAAATATCTTATCGCAGGGAAGCTCCATAATTTTTTTAATCTGACGCTTGATAATTTTCTCATCAAAGTTGCCACCACCTTCATGATGAATAGGAAAATATCCTTTCCAACCTTCTACGGCTATGGCAACACCCGCAATAAAACCGTCTCCCCTTGGCCAGCCTGGCCCGATAGTCTTTATGTTAGGGTCACAAGTTTCTAAGTCTATGGCTATTTCTTTTGCCTCTGATAAGTCAGGCACCTTCTCAGGTGGCGTCCACTCGCTAGGTGGTTGAAACAAAGGCATTTGAGTCATTAGTCCTCTTTTTCTATTTCAGCAGCTATTGCAGCATAACCAGCAATATCTATGTAAGAATCTGGAGTTGCTTTGTGTTTTATTCTAGCCACCTTTAATAATAGCATACACATCGCAACGTCATGAGCAGAAATATCTTTACCTAGATAAGAGCTCCATAAAGCAGCAATATTACAATGAGTGACAGTTTTATCACCATAGTCATGTGCTCTGGGTCCTGTTACTAATCTAAGAGCTTCTTGTAAGCATTTATCACTTTGCATCTTCTTTCTCCTTTAGTTGTTGTAAGTCTAATCGCAACTGTTCTAAATCTTTTTTTAGAACCTTTACGGCTTTATCTAAATCATCACGTCGAAGTTTTGTCCCCTCCGCTCTGACTTTAGAAATCTGTTTAATAGTTATATCCAGTTGTTTTATCACAACGTTTACAAATGACATTAAAAAGCCTCCGAAAATTCTCTGTCCGATTGTGATCGAACTATGTTTAATATATTTCTAGCGCGTGTCATTCCTACATAAAAAACTCGTCGCTCAGAATCCCGATGCTTCCAATACTCATCATCTGCCTTACGTGATAAGTCTGTTAGCAACATAACATTATCTGACTCTCCACCTTTTGATCCGTGTATTGTCGATAACTTGATCCGTGGTTCGTGTCTTATGTTCTCACCACGACGTAAAACTGCTCTGACATAAATAGACTTCGACGCTGGTATATTTACCAATGCTTTAAACCACGGTAACTCTTTATCTATTTTAAGTCCAAAATCTTTCTTTAAGGTTTCGTAATTGTATAATTTTTCTTTATCTGCTTTCTTCATACCCTTATGTTCAGCGTCAACTCCTTCTCCTGTCTTTATGTAAGCATAGCAACTTTTTACTCCTTTGATAGTTATTTCTTTACCTTTTCGTAAATCCTCCCAACCCACAATGGCTTCATGAATTTTTTTATTAATAGAAGTTTTATCGCCTCTTTTGTAGTAATAACCATATGTTTTCAAATCATCTTCTAGCTTATCTAATCTGTATCTATCTCGCGCTAAGATTAACCACTGACCCTCTTTCATTTTTTGTAATTGTTCAATCGGATGAATATTGACCTCACCCTCATCATCTCTTGACGTCCATTCTTTTTCTACTCGGTCAGTTATTCTCGTAATTAATTTGTTTGCATGACGGTGAATTAACTTTGATAGTCTATAAGACTTATTTAAAACTGTTCTTTGACCCTCCATGTTAATTAAATACTCAGGTCTAGCTCCAGCCCAACGATAGATTGCTTGATCATCATCACCAGCGACGTAGACTCTTTTACTGTTTTCAATAATTCTTTCTACCATTTTCCATTGCAACCAACTTAAATCTTGTGCTTCATCTATAATGACAACGTCAAAATGAGGGACTGTGTCGTAATGTTTTTTATTAAACTCAACGATCAAATCAGTCAAATCAAATTTATTTCTTTCTGTTTTGTACTGACTCAGTGCCGTGTCTATGTATTTTAATTTTAACCAACCACCCTCCAAGTGACCCACGGTAGGGTCATGAAAAAAATTCTCTGTGGTGAGTCCTCTAACTTTTGCACCGTCAATAACTTTCATGAACACATCATCAGGAAAACCAGCGCCGTATGTTTCGGTGTTCTTGTTCGGATTACTTAAATTAATTTGTAGTTTATCAGAGACCGCTCTGTAATCTTCATCACTCATGATATTCTCTTCTTTTAAATGTAACTCTCTGTACGCCAGACTATGTAACGTTCTGAAGTTCATGAAGTCTTTTGTGCTATAGTTTAATTGGGAGATAGCTCTTGATAAAGCTTCATCGGCAGCTTGATTTGTAAATGCTAGATAAGCTATTTTATTAGGAGATACTTTATTTTCTCGTAGTTCTTTTTCAACTATTCGGAGCAAGTGTGTGGTCTTGCCTGTGCCTGGTGGTCCGAATATG